CTGACGCGGCGACAACGCCGGTTAACCACGTATTTTACCCTATTACGGCCAAGGGAGACGTTCTGTTTTACCGAGATCGCACTGTTACAACAGTGTCTATCGGACAAAACGAACTTTCCCTGGCTCAAAAGGTTCCATCGCGTGATTCTAGGAACTACAAGTTCTCATGGAAGCTCCGCTGCCCCATCCTGGAGCAAACCTCGGCGTCAACAGCGACTGGTATCCAGCCGCAGCCTACACTGGCGTACAACAATCTCGCCTCTCTGGATCTCGTATTCAACGAGCGGTCTACGCTTCAAGAGCGTAAAGACCTGCTCGCACAAATGCGCGATCTGATTGACGAAGCACTTGTAACCAGTCAAGCAAACGATCTAGAATACACCTATTAAACATAGGTAGTACTCTTTACTCCAATTAGATAACTATAGGAATTACTATGCGTAAAGCACAGTTGATCGAGAAGCTTAAAGCTGTTTCGGTTAGTGAATCAAATCACATGTTGAACGACGTTTTCTTAAAGCTTTGTGAGTCTATTGACTCTCCTAGAAGCTTATCCGCTTGGCTGCTTTTTAGTTCCGGTGAACATAAACAGTTGCTTTCCTTAGAAACTAGTCCGAAGAATTACGAGAAGTCATCGGCTTACGCTGATGATTATCTTGTTACTTCGTTCTTATCTAAGTATAAGTTTCTGTCTGTTGACACGAATCTAAAACAAGTAGCCTGGGAGAAGTTTCAGGAAGCTGAGAGAGCTTGCGAAATAACCAATATCAAATTTAGAAGTTTACTCAATGACCCATCAAAATGGGAGCCTTCGTTATACGCCAAATTTCTTGGCGCCAGAAGGCTAATTCACCGAGTGCTTGGTAAAGTTGATTTGAATGAAATCGCACAGGGTTTCGGATGGGGTCCAGGTGCCACTAACGTGGCAAAAGGATCTTCTACGACCGCGTATCACAAGTTCCAACAGGAACTCAGTGTAACTTCATCTGCTCTCATTATGGGTCACTGCTGTGTGAACAGCACGCCCGCCTGGGTCAATTGTCACTTACAAAGTGATGAGTTTCCCTCCGCTAACATCTCTCTAACGAGAGAAAGTTTTAGTGTGACAAGAGGCAATGAGATAGTGTTCGTACCCAAGAACGCCAAAACCGATCGAACTATTGCTATTGAACCCCATGTAAATTCATATTTACAGAAGGGCTTTGGTAGCTACATTCGACGTAGGTTGAAGCGTATAGCTGGTATTGATCTGAACGATCAGACAATTAATCAGCGGCTCGCGCGTCAGGGTTCCTTAACCGGGACTTTGGCGACCATTGATCTGTCTGGAGCATCCGATACAATCTCAACCGAGGTCGTTCGCTTTCTCCTGCCAACTCGGTGGTTTCAGCTTCTCGACTCCATTCGCTCTAAGCAAGGCCTTATTCGAGCCAGCAGTAATCTTCAAGGAATTGAAGAGGACCAATGGCTCTATTACCATAAATTTTCATCTATGGGAAATGGCTTTACTTTCGAGCTAGAGAGTCTGTTATTCTGGGCGCTCTGTAAAGAGTGCTTAACAGAAGAGAAGTCTGATAGTAGCTCCTTTAGTGTATACGGAGACGATATTATCGTACCTACGTATGCATTTGAGGATGTGAAGAGCGTTCTCCAGTTCGCAGGGTTCTCACTGAATGAGTCAAAGACTTTCGTCTCTGGCCCATTCCGTGAGTCTTGCGGAAAGGATTACTTCCATGGGCACGACGTTAGACCAATTTTCTTAAAAGAGAGGATCTCAAATGTGGAAAGTGTTTACAGACTGGCTAACAGTATCAGGCGCTATAGTCATAGCCGTAATTTTAATTACGGCTGTGATGGGCGCTTTCTTCCTGTTTGGTCAGCTGTTGTACGACGGTTACCGAATTTCTTCAGGGATTTAATTATACCCGAAGGGTTCGGTGATGTCGGCCTCATCGGAAACTTTGATGAGGCTACTCCCGCTCGCGCCCCTAATGGGTGGCAAGGGTGGATGTACAAGACACTTTCCCGGCGACCTGTGAAGGTCGCCATGAGAGATACGCACGGTGGTTATACCACAGTGCTGTCGGTCGCAGGCTCGGAAGAGCCTCTTCTAGGTTTTGTTTCCCCTAGAAGCCAAACGTACCCGAAGGTAGCACGC